AGATCTTCATCTTGGACATGTCATAATCAATCTCACCCTGCCACTTCTGAGCAATATGTTGATAAACATACCGCTCATATCCATGGACTTCCAGACCCGATGCGCCCTCATACGTTTTGATAAACTCCCGTGCTTCACGAGCGCCATCAAACTGTTTAGGGAAAGCATAACGACCATCTAGTGTCCTATACTTACTCGTCTTCTGTTGTGCGTTAGGCACTAGAAAAAGAGTAGGGCGAGACTTCTCCCGATACTGCACGGGATCTCCGTGCTCGTAACCTCGGATGAGAATGTCATCGCCCAGTAGGCAGACACTTGTATAAAAATCACTCATTAACTGCTTTCTGGTATGCTGCCAGCACTTTGGGTGCAGCATCCATTATAGTCATAATGTCTGTAGTTGTCAAGAAGATAAATCGTTGGTCAGTGTGCAATGGATACACATGCAATTCCCCCTCTGTGTCTATGAGATGGGACTCTTCCAGTAAAAGACCTGGCTCTTCATCCAACTCAGTAAGTTTACCAATAAGGTATGTGTTTGGATGATGCTTAAGAATTAAAACTTTGATCATAGGTCTCTTGCGGTGGCGTCCTGCTCGTCAAAGTATACACTCATACCAGCAGGTTTATGTGATTCAAGTATGGCCTTGTAACTTTCAATTACGTTTTCGTGAGGGTCACCAAGACTGACAACTGACATTACAGATACAATATTGTTACCAACAGTCAATGGAGACCATGGAAACAGTTTGATCTGCACGTCAGAGAGGTCCATCTCATCAGGTACAGTCTCCCCCCCTTGAAAATCAAACATCTTGTCTGCTGGTTGCTCAATCACCACTGAGTATGGTTGACTAAACTGATACGCGAGAGGCAGAGTGTGGTCGTCGGATGCCCTAACTTCTTTAATGTCAGCGATTACGTCCTCGCCGCTTTGCATTCTTGCGATTTTTACGCTCATAATCTTTTTCCATTAGTTGTTCGTAAGTGCCTTGCACCATGTCTAGGAAGGCACGTCGTGCTGTGATGTTTTTCTCCTCAGCAATGACATGGACATACTGCATAAACATATCCATCTGATCTGGTGGCACGTCAAGCGTAAGTGTTTCGCTTTTTTCTGTGTATGCTGGACACAGGTTAACATACATATTCATTAAAATCAACTCCAAACAAAAAGAGACCCCCAATAGGGTGGTCTCTTCAGTTGCATATTATATATGTCAGTAGAGACACTCTTCCTGCTCTGCAAGGATCACTACATCAGATGTAGGATACGACACACAGGTAAGTAGGAATCCTGCTTCAATTTGGTCATCATCGAGGAAGGATTGATCCTCCTGATTCACTGTGCCTGATTCAATCTTGCCAGCACAAGTGCTACATGCACCTGCACGGCAGGAGTATGGCATATCTACTCCCGCTTCTTCTGCTGCGTCAAGAATATATGTGTCACCGTCACAATCAAAAGTTGTTTCAGTCCCATCTGATTGCTTAATAGTTACGTTCATGTTTCGTAAGTCACTAACCCCAGTATATATCAATATTCGCTGCTGTAACTTTTGCAAGTCTTTTTGTTTTGATCTGAAGACCTACACCACTTCCTCACGTAACTATCTGCATCCTGCTCCATAGAGAAGTGGGCATGGTTATGCAGTGTCCCTATCATTGCTATCGTCCCCAGCATCAGAAGGGAAGTCAGCGTTCCTGGATTCGTTAGAAATTTGAGAAACAATTTCATAAGTTTTTCGTTTCTGATGATCAGGAATAATTCTCTGCAATTCTACTACAAGAAGTCCGTTTTTGAAACTGACTGTGCCGACTTCGACATCATCACTCAGGTTGAATCCCCTAGCAAATGTGCGTGAAGATAATCCACGATGCATATATTCTTCTTCACAATCATTCTTAGGTCCAACAGATTTTACTAAGAGTATATTTGACTCAGTAGTTACTTCGACATCTCCTGGTGCCCATCCAGCAAGTGCTACTTCAATACGCCATTTAACATTTGATTCTTTGACGATATTGTATGGAGGATATTGTCCCCCAGGATGATTCGATCCATATGAATGTAATCGATAAAAGATATCATCTAGTCCGATGCTATATCTGTTTGCAGCATCAAAAATCTTATCGACATCTTTCGATGTCCATCTAGTAATGTCCATGTAACTTCTCCTTATAAAGCGAGATTGTATTGTGTGATCCCCGAAGGCAATCAAATTTATTTAGCAAGTATGTAGTTTAATTCGTTGTGTGCTATACCGAACCTTGTGGTAAGGAATACCTAACCTACATAGTATTATCTCATCCTTCGATGGAAAAAATGACTAAATTTTTACCTATCGTTATGTTATTGATGACCGCATCAGCAGCAAATGCAGGTGCCCTTACACATAGATTATCTTCCAGTGTTCAACTAACCGTTGATGCTGCTGCTACTAATGTCACGAGACTTGGAAGTACATTTTCAATTTCAGGCAATGGTGTAGATACTACTGACGGCAACACAGCTAATACAATATCTGTTGGCACGATCACGTCTGGAGTATATGCTCCTGGCACTATTGCTGCTACTCAGGATACTCCAGGTAATGCCTTTAGTTTCTCTCAGGCATATACAGCAGGTGATGCAATTCCAACCTCTGCTGCAACTGTTGGTACTGTAGCAAACTTCGGCAATATTACATCTACAACTGCTGGTGCTGCTGGTAGTCTAGCTGGTACTATTGGAACTAGCGGTGCTATCGCTATCACGGCTGGTGGTGCTGGCACGAATGCTACTGGACAGTTCGTGAGTGAGCTCACGATTCTACACTAAATAATGGAGGTCAGAAATCATGACTTCTGGAAAGACAACACTCAGGTATGCCCTGAGTGTGGTGGTTGCAAGTGTCATACCTGCAACTGCCCTGGCGGTCCCCGTGGTCCCAAATTTCAGCCAGGGATCGATGACCAGTCACACGGAAACGACATCGAAGGTGACTGAAACTATAAACTCTATAGATTATGCAACAGGATGGCAGTATTCAGTATCGGGAACAAACGTGACCAACGGGGGGCAATCCCTCAGTCCAAACCCAACGACAAACTCAGTGATAGTGAATCCATTAGGAGGGACAGAGGGGCAAGTAACAAGCGCCAACTCTGGTCTCGACTTAAATGGACAGAGCTTTTCAATAGCAGACCCAGGAGCAGCATTTCAGTTTACTCAGTCCTACATGGGACCAGGAGTGACAAATCAAACTGTGATTCAAAGAACCACAGAGGTTACCAGCATCACCGATACCACAAGTATCTTTACCCAGTAATAGGGTTACTAATCGCCTCTCCTGTCAGTGCTGCTGATGTGGGGGGTGTCTCTGCGACTGCAAACCCAATCGCAAATAGCTCAGGCTCAGTGACCAATCAAGCCATTCAGGTCTTACAAGGTCCATACATCACCAATCAATATGGTGGGGGGATTGCTTGTCAAGGACCGACTGCTAACATAACGCCATTCATTACTCATGCTCGTAATGAGAAGGATCCATTTGCGACACACTACATGGAACCTCAGTATGACAACAGAGATTTTAACGGTCAGATGGTAGAAACCCAAAAGGTAGTGAAAAACTGGCCATGGGAATCTTGGTATAATGATAAAACATATACCAACTCAGAAGGTGAGACGGTTCGTGCCTATACAGATGGTCAAGACATGTCTATCACTACCATGGAAATGATGGGTGATGGTGTGCCTGATAATCCTGGTCGTGAACTCTGGCAGAAACCAGTAAGAACTGGCGACGCTAGAAACTACAGCACAAGCATTGGTTTATCCGCAACACTTTCTTTCCCCCTTGATGGTGGACTACAAGAACGTTGTAAGACAGCAGCAGATACTCAAATTCAAATGCAGCAACAAATGATTGCTAATAAGAGATTAGATTTTGAGATCGCAAGACTTAAGAATTGTGGACAGTTAATGCAGCAAGGAATTTCTTTTCATCCTAGGAGTCCTTACTTTAAAGTGTGTGCAGACGTTGTAGTGCAAAATGTTAATACTGTCAAGCAACATCGTCACTCTATCCCTTCGGTTTCAGTGCCGAACGTAAGACCTTTATCGCCCGATTCCGATCCCGTTGTGCCGCCTTCCTCTCAGACTCAGAAAGTATCGGGGGAGTCTTACCCCTTAAGGTCGCAATCTTCTTTACTACCTTCTTCACAGTCGGTTTCACAACCTTTAACAAAAGGTCAGCAAGAGGCTTTGCAAGCAGTGCAGAGGTCGTCGCTACCACAGCAATTGAGGCGGTAACAGTTATCA